ACTATCGTCATCTTCACAAGTATCCGAGTTGTCACAACTATCCGTTTCGTCATCATTACTATCTGGGTCATCTTTTTCATTCTCCTTATAGTTATCGCATTCTATATCATCTGTATCGAAATCTACCAGTTCTTCGGATACGGCAATAGGTTCACAAAGTATTATTACTTCATCGGCATTATCTTCTGATATATCCAAAATATCATTCATAACATCACAGTCTGTGAAGGAATGATTGCTTATATTAATTTTATTTTTTTTAGGATTATGATTGGAAGAACAATCATCATCATCCTCATTAAAAATATTTGAATAGTCATCTACTTTAAAGAGTTTGTTTGAATTTTTTAAAAAGTATTTATTACCTACCAAGTAATCTAAGTCGTCGTTAATTTTAAATTTAAAATTATTTTTTATTCCAATAAAGCTACCATAACATTGAACTCCATTTAAAAAATTATATTTTTCAATTAATTTTGTAGATAGGTAATAAAAAAACGCATCTACATAGGCAGAGTTGTTAGTATTATTTATTTTATATAGTGGGGTAGTTTTATCGCTCTTAGATATATCTTTACAAAGAGTGGGTAAACAAAATAACTCTTCATTTGAAAATTGTGAATATTTTCCCATAACAAATCTATATGGGTCAATGATGGGAGCAAATTTGATGTGAAATTCTTCATCGATGGTCGATAACGTTTGTTTTGTATCCAACGTTATTTTATTATAATTATTTTCATTCAATAAAAAAATGGTGCTATAAATAGGTATATAATTTTGTAGAGAAACTATGTCATATTGTGACGATAATTTATCAAATAGCTGGGTATCTTTGGGTTTTTTATACTGGACAATGTTAAACATAACCCTATATAGATTATATGTTTTATACCTTTGTATTATAATATTCATTAAATTTATAATTATGACTTTGGAATTAAAAAAATTCGATATGAGGAAAATTACGTTTAAGGTTAACGACAGTAAAGGTCCCGTCGTCTGTTTGATAGGAAGACGTGATAGTGGTAAATCTTTTTTAGTAAAAGATTTATTATATTATCATCAGGATATACCAATCGGAACTGTTATAGCGGGAACAGAAGAAGGTAACGGATTTTATGGAAAAATGGTTCCAAAATTATTTATACATAATGAATATAAAACGGAAATTATAGAGAATGTTTTGAAAAGACAACGTCAAGTTATGAAACAGATAAACAAGGAAATGGAAACATTTAAAAAAAGTAATATCGACCCTCGAGCTTTTGTTATCTTAGATGATTGTCTATACGATAACTCTTGGTCTAGAGATAAAATGATGAGACTACTTTTTTTAAATGGAAGACATTGGAAGGTAATGTTGATATTAACAATGCAGTATCCATTGGGTATTCCACCCACATTACGAACAAATATAGATTATGTTTTTATTCTTCGGGAACCTTATATCGCAAACAGAAAAAGAATATTTGAAAATTATGCTGGGATGTTTCCCACATTTGAAAGTTTTTGTCAAATTATGGATAATTGTACTGAAAATTATGAATGCTTAGTTATTGATAATAATGTAAAATCAAATAAATTAACCGACCAAGTTCATTGGTATAAGGCCGATTCTCACAATGATTTTAAATTAGGAACAAAAGAGTTTTGGGAGTTGTCTAAGAATATCCAATCTGATGATGAAGAAGAAGCTTTTGACCCAAATAAGAAAAAGAAGAATGTTCAACAAATTAAGGTAAAAAAAGTAAAGTGGTAAATAAATTTTATATTTTATAAATATATAATTAATATGTTCTCCTTTCTTTCTAAGTCATCCGTTGGAAATATTCCACGATTATACTGTGATTATTTTTACATAATGGCACTTATTATGGTATTAAATATTGCCTTATCCATATTGGGATTAATGTACGCAATTTACAAGTCTATGGTCAACAAGCGCGAAGGCGTTAGTCAAGGAACCTTTGTTGCCTTTGGATATGCCACCTTTGTTAACACCATCCTATTCATTAACTTCTCCTTGTTGTTTACTATGTGTAGGAATTCTATAACGAATTAATACCAAAAATATTAGACATTTGAATAGGAAGATTCAATGACTTCCCAATCTAATATAGCACACATTTCTTTCCATATAACAGATTGTTCTAAGAGTTTTTCTCGATCTTTTAACATTGGTATATGAGGGAGATATTTTGTCTCACCCAATAATTCTAATAATTTATACAAAACATAATAATAGTTTAGGAAGTTAACCCGATAATCGGGAACACATTTAGCGTAAGGAGCTTGAATATCAATAAAGAGATTACATAACGTCTCTTCTAATTCGGGTGACATCGTTAAAGGTTGTATTCCCAACTTTTGTTTAATAAATGTGATATGTTCATAATATTTATTAAACCCAAGTTTTTTTAGTATTTCTTTTGTTTTTGAATAAGTAAGTGTAGATAAATCAATCCTTTCCTTTTTTATTTGTTGTTTTATAATTTCAATGACATCTTTATCCATCTTCGTGGATTCCTTTCCTTGAAATTGTGATAATATTTCTTTAAAATGGTTAATTTTTTTATAGGCATAAAAACAAACCTCTTTAGGGGTTTCTTTATATGACGGTTTTTCGTTGTCAATTAAAAAGGGAACACTATGGAAACATTTATTACATAACAAAATACCATCATCCTCCATTAAAATCATTTCTCCTTTGTTACATTGACTACAAACGTCATTTGAGTAAACATATGACTCTACATTCAAATAACTGGGGTCGACATTTGTTAAGTATTTGTTTACGATGTTATGGTTACTTTCCATATTTTTTTCCACTATATTCATATTGACCGTGTTCATTTGATTATTTGAAATTTTAAAAAACATACTTACCTTATCGTTGGTAGATTTATTTGAAATGATATTTTCAGCTCTACTAGAAATCTGTTTTTTATTTTCAAAATAATTGAAAATATGTGTTATGTTATCCAACATATATTTATTTTTTTCATTTTTCAAAGTTCGTAGTGTTTTTGTAACCTCATTGATAGCATCTTGTATTTCCATAATACGTTCCACAGGATTGGTTTCATCGTTATTATATTCTTTATCAATCGTAAACCCACTTCTATTTTGTTGCTCTTGATTTTTTATTTTATAGACAATATTGTTCATATGTTGGGTTTGTAGTTCATCATTATCAACATCTGGTTCTTCGTCATAACATTCCGCTTCATCGGTATCATCCAACATTTTATACATAATTTCACTATAATCACCTTCACCTCCATCAGCTGTAGAAGAAAATAAACCAGAATGGGTATGTTTTATTGTGGTTTCTGTATCATCTTCAAAACATTCGTCTATTTTTTCACTTACCCTCCAAGTAGGTTCTCCGGGTTTTACGTTTATTTTGGATTTTAATAATTCTAATTTTTTTCGTAATTGTTTTCTATACTTTCGTAATTTTGGAATAGTAACGTTTTCATCTATCGTAAAATGGTTCATAAATTCCTTATGCTTTTCATCTAATGTTATAGCGTCCTTTTTGTTAATCACAATTTTCTTAGTTGGTTTTGGTTTAAACGAAGGCATATAATATTTATCCCTAATTATATATTTAATTGTCTTAATATACAAGATAATTAAAGTCAATTCATATAATTACAAAACATAATAACCACACACTAACGAATTACTGAAAAATTAGAATGAATAAACTCATAAATAAAGGATGGTTTGAAATAATTATAATCATTATTGTGTTTTTTAGAAAAAATATACACCTTACCCTTTTTTTTAACACTCCAACCCTTTTCAATGGCATTAAAAATAAATGCTAATTTGGTTATTTCATTAGTATGAGAGATACTATTAGATATAGTCATATCTATATAATAGTATTAATAATGACCAAATTAACCGCATAATTCAAGCTATTTTTATAGTTAAATGAAACCTCCCACTAAATTAGAACCTAATGTAAATCCAGCACCCGTTCTTGCGGCAACTCCTACACCGGGTAAGTATGTATCAAGGATGGCAAATGTTGCCGCGGCCGAAGCAGCAATAAGCATAACTTCTTCTCCTAACAATTTCTTACCAGGGATAATATAACAACAACAAGCTATTAATAATCCCATAATTAAATATTTGGTAATTCTTATAATCATTAAAGAAACGTTCGACATAATTATATATTATAACTAAGAAAAAAAATATATAAACAACTTTGCTTTATCAAATTATATGACGAAAAAGAATAAATCAAGTGGAAAAGCACCTAACTCTAACAAGAAGTTAGCTGATTTGCTAGAGGTTGATAAGCCTATAGCAGGGCAAAATTTTGCCTGTATTTCATTTGTTTCCCCCGAAAAAATCTTAAAAGATAAGAATCTATTTCTTTTCGAATGTTTCTTGAAAAATTGGGAGTTAAATAAATCTATGGAAAAATTTACTCAATTTACCAACTTTGTTAGTTACAAGTATAATATTCCCTCTGATAAATTAAAAGAGGATTATGATGAATTTGTTAGGGAAGAAGGTGACATTATAAGACAATCGGATGTGACAGATGATTATAAAAACTTTTTGGATATGAATGAAGAAAAATTAGAACAAGAATTCAACAAGAAACACGATTTCCAAACATCCACCCGTGGTGTGAAAATTAGAGGAACGTTTCCCACACAAGAAGAAGCAGAGTTCCGTTGTAAAATGTTGCGTGAAGTCGACCCTGCTTTTGATATATACGTGGGTCCTGTAGGACAATGGTTATGTTGGGAACCCGAAGCATACAAAACTGGAAGAACTGAATATTTAGAGGATGAATTAAATAAATTGGTACACGAGAAGACGAGGAATGAAGCCAATGCGAAAGTTGCCTTTGACCAACGTATCAAGGAAGCTAAAGAAAAGGCAATCAGAGAAAATATTGAAAAGGCGGAAAAAAGTGGTAACGTTCTGACCCAAACTCTCGATGAAAATGGCGAACTTGTCGGCATTTCCGGAAGAAATACCCAAGAATCATTCCTATCGTCTAAGGAAAATGTTACATCAACGGAAATTATTAACGAATTATTTGAAGGGGATAATATTATCACAAATACTAAGAATACAGATAAGGATGAATAAATGTTATTGATTAAAAATATTTTTTTGGTTATTTAAAAAAATATTTTACGGTTATTTATAATTTTCAGGATTATTTTTTTCTTTTACAATAGTATAAACAAACAATGGCAGGAGGTTTAATGCAACTTGTAGCATACGGTGCCCAGGACGTATATCTTACTGGCAACCCACAAATTACTTTTTGGAAAGTCACATACAGACGTTATACTAACTTCGCAATGGAGTCTATAGAACAGACATTCAATGGACAAGCCGATTTCGGTCGCCGTGTCACTCTTACTATCAGCAGAAACGGTGATTTGTGCTACCGCACTTATCTTCAGGTCGTCCTTCCAGAAATCAACCAGTTGATGGGAACCCAGAACTCTTCTGGAACTTCATCCGTCTATGCCCGTTGGTTGGATTTCCCCGGTGAACAGATTATCGCACAGGTTGAAGTTGAAATCGGAGGTCAGCGAATTGACCGCCACTACGGAGACTGGATGCACATCTGGAACCAACTTACAATGACTTCTGAACAACAGCGTGGATATTTCAAGATGATTGGTAACACCACCCAACTTACCTTCATCACCGACCCCTCTTTCGCAAGCATTGACGGACCTTGTGACTCCAGTGCCCCTCGCCAAGTTTGTGCCCCTCGCAATGCTCTTCCTGAGACCACTCTTTACGTTCCTCTTCAATTCTGGTTTTGCTCCAACCCTGGTTTGGCTCTTCCTTTAATCGCTCTTCAATACCACGAAATCAAGATTAACCTCGACCTTCGCCCCATTGATGAGTGCTTGTGGGCTGTTACCACTCTTAACTGCCTAGATGCCTCTGGTTCTGCCACCCCTGGAAAGCCAGTCCCTGCTTCCATCGCATACAACCAGTCTTTGGTTGCCGCTTCCATCTACGTCGATTACGTGTTTTTAGACACTGATGAACGAAGACGTTTTGCCCAGAACCCCCACGAATACCTTATCCAACAGCTTCAATTCACTGGTGATGAATCTGTCGGTTCATCTTCCAACAAGATTAAGCTTAACTTCAACCACCCCTGTAAGGAACTTATCTGGGTTGTCCAACCTGACCAGAACGTGGATTACTGTTCATCTCTTGTGTGTGACGCAATCCTTTACCGAGTTCTTGGTGCCCAGCCTTTCAACTACACTGATGCCATTGATGCTCTTCCCAATGCTATT